CGCGCGCTTTAGCTCTTCCATTGAGCCGACAATATTAGTCACCAACCCCGCTTCTGCCGCTTTCGCCCCGCTGAATGTTTGCCCCTCCATTGATTCGTCCTGCGCTCGTGTGCGGTATTCCTTGATGAACGCCTTGAATTGCGCGTGCGTCTCGTTGACGCTTTCCTGCAATAGCTGGCGCTGGTCGTCGCTAAGCGATGTCCCAGGGTAGCCTGCGCCCTTGAATTTGCCCGCCTTGATGAGATCAACACGGAGCCCCGCCTGCTCGTAGCGTTTCGTTTGGTCAACGTGCGGCATGAACACGCCGATGCTTCCGACCGTGCTGCTTGGGGTCGCGTAAATCTTGCTCGCGCCTGCGCTGATCCAATATGCTGCGGATGCCATCAGGTCGTTAGCGAAGGCTACCACGCGCTTTTGCCCTGCTGCGTCTGCGACCTTCTGCGCGAGTTCCGGTGTTCCGCTAACGGTCCCGCCCGGTGAATCCACGTCGAGAATGATGCTGCTAACGCGGGGGTTGGCTAGCGCCGCGTCGATGTCGTCGGAAATATCCAGCGTATCGACAGCGCCACAGCTTTTTTCCATCAGTCCAAGGCGACGCCCGATAACGCCATGAACCGGAATGATTGCAACCGATCCCTCAACCGTCATGGTCGGCAACTTATCGCCAAAGAAATCCTCATCCGGTCGCTCTGAGCGCTCGCGCAAAACTCGCGACTCAACAAAATTATGAATGGACTGCCAGCCTTGTTCGGTGATTAGCCACGGCGTAAAATAGGTCTGCTCAATGATGCGTTGAAATCTCATGGCTTTTCGTTGGTCTTGTTGTCCTGCTGTTCCTGCGATTGGTCGTTAGGCGTGAACATCTGAATCTCGCGAGGGTCAATCTTGACGCCGTATTCCTTCTCAACTTCGGCTAGCGCGATAGCCTTCTCTGCCTGCTCAATCGCCTTCCTGCGCCAATGATCTTTCACGGTGCCCTTGCGTCCTTCGGTGGCGAGGAAATCGCCAACCAATCCAAGGCCCATCTTGATATTTTCGCGGATCTGCTGAGACTCGCGCCCGTGGTCGATGTTAAACTCTGCGGGCTTGCTGAATCCCCACATCAGCGCGCCGCCGATGTCGTCGCCGGGATACGGCGGCAGGATGCCCATCTTGATAGCCTTGGAAATCGCGTAGCCGACGATTCGCTTGGCGGTCGGTTCCAGCAAGTCCTGCCGGTCGCGAATCGCATTGCGCGCCTTCTCAATCTCGCTGCGCTCGGCGGTGCCGTTCGCGCCATCGGGCTTCCAGCAAAGCGAATATGACCAGCCCATTTCCCCAAGCGCCATGCGAATGCCCCGATCTTGAAGCGAAGTCCATTGCTCGCCGGGGCGGTCGTTCTTTAGGAAGTCAATCTTCGCGCCCGTGCCCGCCTTGGCGTAGCGAATCGCGCCGCCGTAGCGACTCTCAAGCGTCGTTGCGCTGTTCGCCGTGGATTCGCGCCCAAGGTTCTCCGGCGCGTCCTCTGCAAGCCCGCCCGCTTCGTTGTGCTCCATCATCACCATTGACGAGGCGTTCAACTGCGCCAGCATTTCCCAAGCGTGGCTTTGCTGGTTGTCGCGAAGCAGCGGGATTGAGCCGGTGTAAGACGGGAAGCCGAGAAGCTGATTCGGCCAGCGCGGGTCAAACTTGACGATGAGGTCGCGGGCGGAAATGTCTTGGTCGAGTTCCTGCGACGATCCCAGCACGCGATAAGCAACCGGACGCCCGGTCTTGCTCTGAATCACGCCGCACTCAATCCGCAGTCCCTTATACGTGCCCGCCGTCACGATGCTTTCATTGCCACGAACGCCGATGCGCCCGACGCTCAAAAGCTGAATCTGCGGATAACCCGTTTCGCTTTCGGTGAGCAGGACAACGAAATTGCCGTCGCGGTCGATAGCCTCCGAGCCCATGAAGAAATCCGTCTTAAAGTCGAAGTTCTCCCCGCGCACATCACAGACAGCATACCACTCGTTAAGCAGCCAATCCGTAGCCTTCTCGCCCCACTCAATGGCCTTCCCGCGAAACTCCGGCTCCCACGCGCGCCCGATTGCGTGCCCTGCCTTCTGCCCGGTAGCGGCGGCAAGAACGGGGTAGTTAGCCCAAATCTGCTGCGACTGCGAAAGGTTTGATTTGAAGTCCTGATACGTGACGCGCTTGTGAATCGCATCCGTCGAGACAGGCCAAGAAGGGCGGTCGTTGTTTGTCCGCGTCGAATCGAGGAGTTGCGGCCCGCGTGATTGAATCGGATACCCGTAAGCGTCGAGAAGCTTCGTTGCCATGTTATGCGAAGTAGGCTTTCGTCCGCGTCGCCTTGCGCGCCGAGAGGTAGGCGTCGAGCGTCCCGTCTGCGGCCTTCTCGTCGTAGATGATTGCCGCCTCATCCAGAGCCGAGATAAGCGAGGCAATGTCCGTCCCCGGCTGAATCGTGAAACTGAAGCTCTTCCCGTTGACCGTCGAACTGGTCAGCGCCTTGCCCCCGTTGACAAAAAGTTGATCAATCAGCTTGTTGCTGACATCCCGCAAACCGCCAGCGCCGCCCGCTGCCTTAGCGCGGCGAACAAAGGCTTTGATGATTGCGGAGGCGTCCATTGCCTCCGCTCGCGTGTCAACGTTGACACGTTAGCCGCTCCTACTCAGGCGAGCGCCTATGCTCAAAGCAAGAATGCCCTGAATACTGCGTCGGCCACGCATTAACCTCTGCGCCCGTCTTTTTGCACGTTCCTTTGAAAACAGTCAGACCGCCGACCTTGTTTGCCGCGCCTCTCTGGAAGTGTCGGCAGTCGTTGCAATCGGCGTCGATCTTCTGCAATTCGATGATGTCAGCCTGCTCTAGCCGTGCGTCGAATGAATCCCACGCCTTCCGCTCGTCCGGCTTGAGGCTGGCGAGGAAATCCATGTGAACCTGCGACGACCAATAGCGTTTCATTTTCGCGGCGGCGTCTTTTGATATGCCCTTCGGATTGATCGCCCCGAGCCCTCGCCTATCCAAAAAGCAAGAATGTCAGAGGATTTCTTTTGCGCCCTAATCTCCGACTCGCGCTTCTCAAGGATCGCGTCGATTGCTTCGGAGATTTCCTGCGCCAGTCCTTCCCATGTTTTGCTGCGTCGGCTCATGGCGTTTCTTCTGTCGGTTCGGTTTCTTCTGGCGTGTCTTCGGGTGTCTCGATAATCTCCGGCGTTGCGACACCTTTGATGAGCGCAAATGTTAGCAACATGCCCTCTACGTCGCAAGCATCGTTGCGGCGCTTGATCTTCACATACCGCTCGCTCTCCTTTTTCGTCTTCGGGCTAATCATCGTCTTCTTAACCTCGCCGCGAATCTGATCGTGCCACTCGCCGCCGATGTCGTCGGGCACCTGCATTTCTGGACCGCGCCCCGCGAGCTTGGCGAATAGGATGTCTTTTACCGGAGTGACCGCCCATCGGATGTATCGGACAATCGTTCCGTCCGACGCCATCGCCTTCTTGATGGGCGAATACAGCTTGCGCACCGCGAGCCCTACTTTCGGAAGATGGTCGAATCCTTTTAGCTCATCGTCGCCGAACATCGCCACCCATCCGAACTTTGCGCAATCGTCATAAACAGCGGTCGGCCTATGGCTGGCGTCCTCTGTCGTGAAGTCGTCCTTTACCTTATACTGATTTTGCAAGGCGCGGCATTGCTCAATCGTCGCAACTTTCGAGTAGTAAAGCAGCCGCGAGGTTCCGTCTGCGCGAAAGGCGCGAATGCCAGCAAAGAAATAGTCCCGCTGCCGGTCAATCGCCATGAAGCGCAAGACCTCGCCATCAATCAGCCCGCCTTCCGCGAAGTCTCCCACGCTGTAGCCACTCGATCCAAGCACTACCTCCGGCGCGTCCTCTTCTTCGGACCACCATTCCGCGAGGCGCTTCGTAATGAAAATCTTGAGAGGTTCAACGTCCCCGTTTTTCTTGGCCTGATTCGCCTTGCGCCATCCAAGCGCAAGCTCGCCCCACGTTTCATGGAACAGACCGACCGCCTGCGCGTGCCAGCCGTGGTGATCCGGCATGTGATTCGCGTTCGTCGCCACGTAGCGCGATGCCGTGGCGAGTGCGCGCCGAACTTCGGGTCGGTCGTCAAAGATCGCCGGGCAGTTTGGGCAATGGTATTTCGCCGACTCGATAACTTCGCGGTCGTCTTCGCTCTCGGCATACCGAAGGTTGATGAGCTTCCACGGTGAGACTCCGCCGCACTCGGGGCAGACCATTGACCATTCCCGTTTGTCCGTGCGATTCCACGCCGCGTAAAGTTCCGTCTCGCGCTTCTCCGCGCCAAGGATGAAATGTTGATTTCCACCCTGCGACACGATGATAACGCGCCGGTTCCATCGGTTATGCGTGCGCGCTCTCGCCTGCTCGATTAGCCCGTGATCGGCCAACCAAGCTTCATCGATGAACACGTCGCGAACCGAGATGCGCTGCGTGTTGGTCTTGTTCAGACCGCGCACGTAAAGCGACAAGTGCGGGAAGATAACGCCGTCCTTTCGGATGCTGTGCCGATTGAGAGAACCCATCAGCATTGATACCGGCTCGCAGTTTCGCAGCGTGGGCAATAGGCGGTCTTCCATGTGTCCTTCCGCCTCTTTGTTGCCCTGCATGTAAAGCACGACGCTTGCCGGGTCTTCCGCGATTGAGTGGGGAATACAGACATCAAATAGCGTTGTCTTGCCAGCGCCGGTCGGGAGGACGGCGACCATCTCCCGCGTGTGCGGCCTGCCGTAGAACTCGAACAACTCCCGAAGGTGCGGAGTCGCGGTGAGACTGAACTTCTCAGACCGCGCCGCTCCCGGCACCGTGATATACTGCTCGCCCCACTCTCCCGGCGTGCGCGAGTCCTCCGGCGACCATGCCGAGCACCATGCTTCCAGCGTTGGGGATTCGGTGGCGGTCATTCGCGATGATTCCGATTCACCGCAGGCCCAAGCGCCCATCCATCGCCATCGCTCAGCAAGTAGTGCTCAGAGACTCCGGCGCTAGTCTTCACGAAGCAGCGCGCAAAGTCTCTGGCGCGCATTCTCAAGCGATAGCGAGCGCCAGCAGGAAGCCCCGCAATCGGTAGCGGTTCCGATGTGCCGAAGAAGTATTGAGCGCCGTGGATAATTGAGGGCATTTTACGTGTAGAGTTTCGAGAACTGGTCGTTGAGGTTCTTGCATTTCGTCGCAAGCCAACCGCGCACCTTCGCGCTTAGGTCTGCCGCGCCCAGCCCTTCCCATGTTCCGACTTCGCCGACTAGCCGCTTGTCCTCGGCTCGTTGCGCCGCTGCCATCCGAATCATATCGCGCC